TCAAGTGTCTGTATAAGTTGAGATACTTGCTCTCTACTATATTCTTCTGTTGCTTCTGGTAAACGTGGTGTTACAATTTTAGACATTAAAATCTCCTCATGTTCATAAATAAATTAGCAAGACCACCAAATCCAAATGGACTATATGATGGTTGTTGAGGCTGTTGTACTTCTTGTGGTTTTGATTGTCCTTGTTCTATACTAGCAAGTTGATTACCAAGACTACCTAAACCTTTTTCTAAACTATCTAATTTATTATTAACTGCTTCAAACTGTTTACCTAATCCTCCTACTTGTTCGTTAAAACTACCAAGTGCATCTATCTGTTTACCAAAGCCACCTAACTGTTCACCAAATCCTCCTAGTGTTTCACCTAACTTTTCAAATTGACTAGAGTAGTCTGGCATTTGTGGTAATTGTGGTCCGGGTAATGGCATTGGCATTGGCATTATTGGTCCGGGTCTTGGCACTAATCCCGGTGGAAAACGTCGTGGCGGAAAAGGTAATTGTTCTATAATTCCTCCTTCTATACTGCCAAGTCCAAGAGGTTGTTGAGGAATAAAATTACCGAACATGTTTGGATTATTTTGTGTAATTTGTTCTAATTGAGCCAATGACATTAGCTACCTCTCATACCGTCTGGTCTAATATCCAAACGCATTGTTCCGTATCGCCACTTATCACCAACAGCATCACTGCTAATTCTAACAGCAACCTGTCTACCACGTATACGTGTATTAACTTTTGTTGTTGACGTCGTTACGTCAAATGATCCATGACTTGTTTGATTACCAGATGGATATGGTCTGGTTTTTAGTGTGACATCTGCTGTGCCTGTTAAGTTTTTAAAGTCTGGTATAAATCTTGATACAGACATAAAGTTATCACCGTCAGCAATATCTATGTCACCAGATTCAATATGATTTGCCATAGCAGAGCCATCATCTTCTGTTCCTGTCTCATGTAAAAATACAAATGTTCTACCAGCTTTGAGTCCTGTGATTGTCGATATAGTTGCAGTAGTATCTGTAGATTTAAACTGTGTAGCATAAGGCACAGGATAAACACCGTAGTCAGACCAAGATGTTCTAGCAAGTGTGCCTACATACCAAAGGTTTTCTGCGTAGTTATATGTTACCATTCTATCTATTTGATCAGAGTTAGCTGATGCATAGAACCACATAACTTCATTGTAGTTTGAGTTAGCCGCACAGAATACATCTTGTTGTGCATTTTTGTTAATATCATCAAATACAAAGTCTTGCACTGTGCAAGGTAATTTTTTAACAGCACCATCGTATATGAAGAAAGAGTCATTACTCATCCAGAATGAGTTACCAGATACATCGACGGCCGCGTTAATACCTACGGCGCCACAGTTAGAACCTATTTGTTTAAAACCAAACGTTAGAGGAGCACCAATAAACTGCATTGCGTATAACGCTGTATCAGTCCATATCATAACAGCACCTCTTGATCTCGTTGCCGTTTGTATTTGGTTACCATCTGTTAACCGAAAAGATCCTGCTGTATTTGTAGCAGTCGGTGTCCAGTCGCTAGTAGATTCTTGGTCTGACCAACGTATGAACATATTATCTTGTGTAGCTGTTTGACCTATTGTTGTTTCGGTGCCAAGACAAATAACATGTCTATCATCACCAGATACAATCATAAATCTAGATTTTGTTGGTGCACCACTTACTTCTGTCGTGGTAGCTAAACTTGTTAATCCATCAGATGTGTCCCAATAAAATAAACCACCATTAAATTGTAAAGCTAATACATCCTCACCCCAGTTATCAAGTGCCCATTTTGCTGATTGTAGTAAAACTCCTTCACCACCTGTTAGACCCTCTCTGGATTCATTCCATGTTGACGTGCTCCATGTACCCGCACCCCAACCATAACCAAATAAGGAAACAGCCGCGCCAGTGTTTAATTGATATGTAGCATTAGCAGTTACACTTGCATTTCCAGTAGAACTAGCCGCCGCCTTTGCTTCTATTGTATAGGTGTTAGAATTAGGAACTGTTAATATTTCAAACTCTCCTTGTAAGTTAGCGGCAGATATACCATTAACTGCACCGCCTACACTAGCAATCGTAACAAAATCACCAATTAAAGCACCATGACTAGAATCTGTTACAGTCACCGTAGTAGATCCGTTTGTCGTTGTAAACTGAGTAATGTTGCCTGTGCCTGTAGAACGAGTAGGCGTTATATCAGCGTAGTTACCCTCAGAGTATGCATATAATTTTTTATTTGTCCCATAGATAGCATATTTAACACCATTAAGTGCCGAATAAGAAAGTATAGCTCTAGTTGCACCAACAAGTGCATCACTTGTTACTTTTTCCCAGCCACCTATTTTTTCTGGTAAGCCGTATCGAAAGCGAACATTATCACTATCTACCCAACGACCTTCAGCGCCATATTCGGTATTTTGTTTATCTATTCCCGGTGCTATCTGTAATTTTGATAAAGGCATAATTACACCGCAGAATCATAAATCCTAATGTATCTTTCGGTGCTACCTACTTTAATTTTTATTGCACCTACTTTACTCCCACCTTCATCTGTAGAAGTTGATATGCTAGCAGTGCTACCACTACCTGTTGTCCCGTCAAAGTGAATGAATGCTTGGTCTTCGTCATCTTGATCTAATGATATACAAGCTATGGCACCTGTAGAGCTTGGTTGGTTAATTTCTACCAAAGCGTTAGCTGGTGAGTTTGTACCAAAACCAATTTTATCAGCAGAGCCATCTATAAAGAAAGCATTTGCTAATGTGTCTGTTTCCGCTCTAAAATCAACAGCCGCACCAGATTCGTTAAATGTGAATCCACCACCATCAAAGTCTATTGCGCCTGTGGCTTTAACACCACCGACAACGTGTAACTCTGTGGAAGGTGAGTTTGTTTTTATACCAATTCTGTCGTTACCAGCATCAGTAAAGAATAAGTTTGCATCACCATTACCTTCGATTCTAAAGTCTAAGTCAGCAGATGACTCGTTAAATACAAAAGTACCACCGTCAAATGATACGTTACCAGCCACGTTCAGTGTTCCGTTGGCCGTGATATTTCCTGCATCGTTCAAGACATCAAACATTGTGGAACCATCAGAATACAAGATGTGCTTGGACCCTGCTACAAGGTTAGTTGCTGTTCCGCCTGCTGGTTTAAATCCTAATGTGTGTGTACCCATGGTTGTTGCATTATCAACGATGTACCATGTTTCTACGGCCTCACTTTGCATGGTAGTATTACCTGTAAGCGTGCCTGTTAGTTTAATTATAGCGTTACTTTGTTCGTCTGTAGTAGATCCATCTGATGTGTCAAGTGAATCGGATGTGCTTGCAATAGCAACAGCTACATAACCTTTGATTGCTGATTCTACCTTTTGTAAATTGTTATTTGTTATTACACCCCAAGTTCCAGAGTTTTCTCCACTGGCTTGAAGCTCTAAGTTTAATGCGCTTGAAAATGTCGATGCCATTTATCCTCCTAGTCTGTGGACCCCGGTTCTACGTCCGTCCATGTTACAGTTTGTGAATCATCAACCTCACTCCAAATAAAGAAGTTTGGAGATCCTGTTGATAATGTTACAAGGTTCTGAAAGCTTTCACCAAATGGTGTCTCTTCGCCTAAACCAGATGTTATTACTCCTGCCGTTGTTGTAGTAATACTAGCAGTGCCAGTTACAGTTTCTGTTCCGATAGAAAAGGTAGAGGCTAAACTTGAACCAGATTGTGATATAGATGCAGAACCTGTTACAGACTCATCGCCCACACTAGCCGCAAAAGATGCACCAGATATAAATGGTGATCCTACGTTTTGTACACCACCACCTCTAACAGAAGCGACAGCAAATTCAGCTATTGATCCATGTCCTAGTGGCATTATGGTTTACCCTGCCCTCTTGTTCTAGTGTGTAATCTTCTAGTGCTTTTGTTCTTTGGTCTACTTCTAGAAGAATCACCTATGCTTGTTCTTTTCTTTACTGGTGTAAAGTAAGTATTGTTTACAGATAACTTAGACATTACTCTTTAGGGTTTGCGTCTTTTACCGCTTTAATTTTTTTAAACCATTCACCTGTAGAATCACCTTTTCCTGCTAGCATATCTTTGTATAATAAATCTAGTTGGTCACCGATATCACCATAAGCCGTTTTTCTTGTAGCTCTTACAGTGTTATTTTTTTCTATAGTATTACCCGCAGTGTCATAACTAGCTAACTGCGAATCAGTTGGTTTTGTTAAACCATCAACACTCCAACTCGCTATGTAATCACCTTTTCCATCTGAATCATTTTGTAAAGCTACATTTCCACCCGTGCTAAAATTTGCAACTTTACTATTTGCTTCACAATAAAGTTTTATTTTAGTTGATAAACTTGACATGCCAAACTCCTTTTAAAATTATTATCATGCTATTCTAAATCCTGTAAAAACGTTAGTAGTTGCACCAGAATACATATTCCAATCAGACCCGTTATCTGTGTTTATGTTTCCATATATTTCAACATATTCACCCGCAGACAAATTAAGTATAGTTGTAG